CCTAAAACAAATTCTAAATTTTCCATATCTTATTATTTTTAAATGTCAAAGAACTATTCCTTTTAGTATTGGCGTTCAATATAAAAAAAAGCTCGGCCGAAGCCAAGCTATTTTTCAAATTAGGGGTGGGTAAAATTTTTAGAAATTTAATACACAATAATCTGGTTGTACAGTCATTGTAATTTCTTGAGCAGCATTTTCAGTATCCCAGTTGAAATCTCCAAATGAAGCTTCTGTAATCATTGCTCCTTTGATGATCCATTCTGATACAATATCACCTACAGGTCCTAGTACATTGATTGTAAGATCTTTCTTATAGAAATCACTATAACCATCTCTACCAGTTACTGATTCGTGGTGTAATCTAACCCATTCCATTACTGATTGTGCACCAGATGGAGTGATTGGGTCAAATAATGTAAACTGAATGGTACCCCAAGTTGTTTTACCTTTTACAAATCTTTGAACATTAATGTGATTCAAAGGTACTGTTCCTTGTGATACAGTTACAGCTCCTACACCTTTCATAATGTAAGCAGGGAATCCATCCACAAAACAGATAAATCTATTCTTTTGTTTTGGCTCGAAAGCTGTGAAAAATACTTCGTTTGGGTTTAATACTGCCATTTTATTTTCTTATTTTATTATAAATATTTATCTTTTTAGTTTTTATGCTGGGAATGTTGCTCCAGTTGGTAATACATTGAAATCTAACATAATAAATTCAGCTGTTCTAGTTGGTTGTAAGAAAATTTGTCCAATTAACTCATTTCTATCTATTACATCTGGTGTGTTATTTGTTTCATCCATTACTACTTTAAAAGCATATAATCCTTGTCTTTGTTGAACACTTTCTAAATATGGATTTACTTGTGTTAAAAAGTTTTGTCTTGTTGCAATTGTATTTTGTTCAAATACCAAATTATCAGCAATCTGAGAAATGAAATCTTTAAGAGTAATTAATAATCTACGTACATTTACTCTATCTAATGCTGATGCTGCTTTTTGTAATGTTTTTTGTCCAAATACTACTACTCCTTGTTGTGGGAATGTAGCAATTGGATTAACATTTGCTTCATATAAAGTATCTCTGTTAGTAGAAGTTAATTTTCTTTCAGCTCTAACAACTTGTCCCATTCCTCCTCTAGTAATACCTGCTGGTGCAAACCATGGATCACTTGAAGCATCTGTAAACGCATATACACCTGGTATAAATGTAGAAGCTGGGATGTAAACTAATTGTCCTGAATTTGGATCAACAGTTTGCAACCATGGCCAATATGTAGCTGTGTAGCTATTATCAATTCCACCTGCTTGGTTTGTTACCGCATTTATTTGTGAGTTATATCTTACTAAATCAACTACCGCAATATTATCACCACGTGAAATTGAATTATTCATTACACTAGTGATTTGGGCTGCGTGATCTTGATTAGTTAAACCAGGTACTGATATTACATTATATTGGTAATCATCTTGACTAGCTAATAGCGCTATTGCATTATTATAATCAGATCCTACTAACCCTTGTGCATCAATATTATTAATGTTTTGGTAAAAATTAGCAGCTCTACCATTTGGAATATTTGCACCAACTGCTCCATCAAATGAACCTGACCCAATCATTGGTAAGGATGCGGTATATTCGGTTTTTGCGCTACCATCATTATTAAAATAATTTGGGGTAGGTGAATTAACTGATTTTACTCTAACATAGTTAGAAATTTGTGCAAATGAACCAGATTCTTGTAAGAATGTATCTGCTCCTTCTGTTACTAAATTAGTTGAAATATCACCAATTGCTCGTGCAATATAATTTGGTGAAAATGGATCTAATGAAACATTATTATATTGTTCTAATATTACTTTATTATTGTTATTATCATTACCACGTCTAACTGCTAAAGAAAATACACCAGATGCAGTATTTACACTTGTAATTTCCCATCTAACATTTTTAGATGAACCACTTACTAGTGCCCCTCCTGGTAGCTCAGTACCTCCGGTATCTGATCCTACAGGGTTAGTGTTATTCATAACAATCCCTTCAGAAATAGTTTCTAATTCAAATGCATTTCCATTTTCTATAGAAGGATTTGTTAAAGTTAATATTGGATCTATACCACTTAATCCAATTAATGCATTATCTATAGTAATAGTTTCACCTACAATATAATCTTCACCATCTTCTGTTACTACTATAGATGTAATTTGACCTGTTAAATTTGTAGTACCTATAATAATAGTTAGATTTCCAGTTACATCACCTATATTTCCATCACTTTGAAGTGTTTCTGCGAGTACAACTAATGTATCTCCAACACTATACCCTGATCCTGCAGCTGTTACTGTAGCGGTAGTTACTACCCCTCCTGCAACTGTTACTGTAATTGATGCTCCAGTACCACTAGTATTAGAACCTGCTCCAGTTAAAGATGTGATAGCACCAGTAGTACCATCTTGTGTTGTTGTTGGTGCATCCCCTTGTGGAGTAAATGTTGATGTAACCCAAAGTAAACCATTTGCACTACTTACAGTTATAGAAGCTGATGCTTCAATTCCATTCTCACCCCCAGGTAAAGGAACATTATTAAATACACCAGTTTCACTAAAAGTAGATAATTGAGCGTCACCTGATGTAGTTAGATCTCCAACTATATTACCAATTAATCCCCCTGTTAATTCTTGAACAGTATTTTGGATTAAAGTAGAAGTTGCAGAACTAAATGATCCTGACGTTACTCTAGTTACTAATAATGAATTTCCACCATTTTGAAAATATTGATTTGCTGCAATTGAAGTAAGGTAAGTATATTCATTAGAACCACTTTGTAAAGCTCCACCAAATAAAGCTTGGTATGAACTAAATGAACTAATCAATGTGGGTCTTTCAACAGGACCTAATACAGTTGGACCTATAATTGCTGCACCCCTTTCAACTGGTTGTGAGGTTACAAAAGATTGATCATTTTCTCTTGCTGCTACACCGGGAGATATTAACGTTTCTGCCATTTTATTTTCTTATTTTAATATTGTTTTATTATAAATATTAAAAACCTTTTCAAAAAACTATTCTGTTAAAGTAAATTCTCCAGTTTCTAAATCAATATTTCCTTCACCGTACTTATCTTGTAATTCTTTAGCTGTTTTATTAGACTTTTCTTGTAAACTAGCTAAATTGTCTAAAATTTGACTTCTTTGACCTTCTAATATAGCTTTTTGAATATCTACATTACCTAGATTAAAAGTAATTTGGTTTTGGGTTTTTTGATAATCCCTAAGAGTTTTTAATTCTTCTTCCGATAACTTAATTGCTTTACTCATTTTTGTTTTGTTTATAAATATTAATAATTATTTGATTATTTTAAAAGTTTATCTACTTTACTAAATACTTGTTCAACAGTTAATGATTTTTGACATATATGTTGTTTTTCTGTTCCTTTATATACGGGACACCAATCCCAATCTCCAGCATCAAATACATAATCTTTATTTACCCAACAACCATTACATACTTTATAATTTTCTATTTTAGTTAAATTATTAGGTATATCGTAACCATAAGGAACAAAATTATTTATCATTACTGTATGTTTATTTAAAGTCCAATTAATCCAAGATAAACCAGAACCTAAACCTATAAATAAGTCTGAGTGGTATAAGTAATTAAATAATTCATCCCAAGGAAGGTTTGATTTATTAATTATATTAGTCCCTTTAAATCCATTTAAAGATAAACTTACTACTTTATATCCCTTAGAATGTAAAAGTTTAGCTAATTTTCTCCAGTTTTGGTGGGGCCATTCTTTTAAACCAGCAGTAGATTGAGGCCCAATACATATGTATTTGTCCTTAATAGGTCTTTTTAAAGGAGTAAAATTTATTGGTGATGTTTTAACTATATAAGGTAAATCTAATATATCTGTTGCCGCTTGAATTAAAGGAATTGTATTTACTTGAGTTGGATGATTATCAAAATTCTGCCAATTTCCTTCTTTATTTTTAAACCATCCTATTTTATAATAAGCATAAGCATTAAATTTATCACCTGGTTTTATAAAAGTTATATCTTTATATTCTTTTAATCCCTGAAACCATTTGTTAAAAAAAGTACTTACTGATATTTTACATTTATGCCTTTTTGCAAATTCTAATATTTGAGGAGTCCATGCTAATGTATCTCCTATAGATTTAGAATCTATAGATATTACAACATCTTTATTTTCAAGATCTAATTTATGTACTATTTTACCATTAACTTTAATTGTCCAAGGAATATAATATGATTTATTACATTTAGTCCACATATTATTACTAATAGTAGAAGAATGTATTAATTTATCTGTTCTACTATCTATAAATTCTACCTTGTAATTTTTAAAATTAGAACCTATTACTTCTACTTTAGGACCATCAATAAAACTTATTTCAATTTTATTAGGGGGAAGATTACTTACTAAATGGTCAATTTCTTTTTCTGCAATTTCTGCTATATTAGCCCAAGTAAATTTTTTTCTTATTTTAATAGATTCTTTTAATGCTTGTTTTTTATGTTTCTTATAATTAACATAAGCATCTCTCATTACTTTTTTTAAATCACTATAATCCGGTTGATAAAATTCTCCTGGGAGATCTGATTGGGAATATATACTATATTCTCCTCCTATTGCAGGTATAGTACCTTTTATTTTTACGGGTAATCCTTTACCTTTTGCAAATTCTAATTGCCCACTACAATTAGAGTATATTGACGGTGTTCCACAAGCCATAGCTTCAATTAAGGGTAAATTCCACCCTTCAGAACGAGCACAAGATAAAAATACATGACCTTTTTGGAGATACTTTATATATTCCTCCCTACTAGGAAAATGTTTTATTTTTAGTCTTGGGTCAACTAAATTATAATGCTTTAATCTTTCTTCTGTTGTTTTAAAACTATCTTTAGCCATATGATTATCTATAGATAAAATTAAATCTACAGGTTCATCTTCTTTAAATTCCTCTAAAAATGATTCTATAATTTCTTTAGTTGATTTTCTGTAATCCCATCTGCCAAACATTGTAAATTTAAACCTCCCATCATCATATTCGGGAAGAGTGGCTTTTTCATTAGGGAAAAAAATAGTAGAATCTACTGCTTCCGGGACAACTTTTACTTTATCAGGATCTGTTCCTTGTTCTATAGTACAATCTCTTTGCCAATTTGATGCAACCCAAATTTGATCAAATTTATTTAATTGGTTAAAAAACTCTTTGGGTTGACGGGTTGTTTCCCATACATTATATGCTATTTTAGGTCCTTGATAATCTTGGTAAAATACGTGATGGTAAGTTTCACATAATACTAAGTTAATATCATGTTTAAAATTATTAGAATACTTAGTATAAATATCTTTAGAAGATAAATTATCTCCTTCCCATAAGTATTGGGAACATAATAATTTTTTATCTAAATTATCAATATAACTTTCATTATTATGTGGCTCATCTTTATACCCATCCCAAGATTTACCTACTGTAAAATTTTTAACTTTTAAATCATATATATTAGAAAGTTCCCTAAAAAATGATTTTGTATGATTTGCATACCCAGTAGTTCCTATATAACTACCGTGTGCAAATATTTTAGGTTTTTGTTTTATCATTTACCCCAAATTTAATAAATTTATACCAAGCCCTTTCGTGTAGAAAGTAAAGCACCATTTTGGAGATAACTTCTACCCCTCCTATAGCTAACCCTGCTACCCAAGAACCCGTTATAAGCCCTGAAATAATTACTGTGTCTATTGTTCCTATTATTCTCCATGAAATTGTTTTTGCAATGTGTCTTTTATAACTTACCATCTTTTCTCATCTTAGCTCTAATTTTAGTAGCAGATATTTCTTTTATATCTTCAGGGGGTATGTGTTCAATAACATCATATCCCACACCTCTTCCATAATTTATTGACTCAACATCAGGTATAATAATTATTTTTATTCTACCTTCTTGTATTAAACCATCTAATTCTTTTGATACATTTACTAAAACTTCTTGTGCAGTCCAAGGTTGTTTTTCATTTGGTTCCACATCTCTAATACAAATTAATACGTTTTTACCTTCATTTAAACGCTGGTCTATTAACCATCGATGCCCTTGGTGCCAAGGTTGCCATCTACCGATAAACATTGAATATTGTTTACTCATAATCCTCTATCTCTTTCTAAATTTATTGCAATAGCCCGTTCTCCAGGTTTATTTGGATCCATATCATTAATTAAATAACGAGGACCTCTTTCTATACCCATAATTAACCTATCATAAGGAACATAATTTTCATGTAATTCTACTTCGGTATGCATCCTAAGATATTCTGGACGGGCTGTTGTTAGAATTATCATGTGTCCTTCACTTGCTGCCTTATCTAAATATTCTATAGTAGATTTTATCCCCTCAGCTTTTGTTGTCTCATACGTTTCAAATTTACGATATTTAAATATAGTACCATCTATATCACAAAAGTATGTATTTTTTTTCTCCATATTA